TGAGGCCCATAACATATCCCCGGACGAACAAACTAGATACCAAAAGATAATCAATGAGTTGTCTGCTGAACGAGCTATGCGTGTTTTAGGTTGTACTGCTACGCCTTATCGTATGGGTCAAGGTTATATCTATGGCAAAAGAAAAGATCATTTCTTTCATGACATTGCTTATCAAGCAAAGATACCAGAACTAATAGATCAAGGTTATCTAGCTAGGATTACTTCTTATAAAGTAGATGACAATACTATTATTGACGCCAGTAAAGCCAAGCTTAAATTTAAAGGTGGCGATTACAAAGAATCCGATCTAGAAAAATTAGCTATGGATGAGAAGACCATCGTCGCAATCATTAACGATTGGTTAGACAAAGCATATACCAAAGGCAGAACAGCTTCCGTATTTTTTTGTGTATCGGTATTGCATGCTATGAAAATGAACATGCATTTGCAGAAGCATGGGATTGAATCAAGATTACTAACTGGCGAAACCCCTGGAGAAGAAAGAAAACAAATACTAGAAGATTTTGAATCTGGAAAAGTACATGCTGTTTGTAATGTCGGCGTCTTAACAGAAGGTTGGGATGCACCAAGAACAGATTGTATTGCTATGTTAAGACCAACTAAAAGTCTAGGGCTTTACGTTCAGATGTGCGGCCGAGGTATGCGACTGTACCCAGGCAAAGAAAATTGTTTGCTTTTAGATTATGGCGAGAACATTGCTAGACATGGTTGTATTGATACAGCCAAGCCAGATCAAGAAGTAAAAATAAGAAGACCTAAAATCTGTGGCAGTTGTTTGGCTGTCAATCCACCTCATGCAAAGAAATGTGTCGAATGCAATGAAGAGTTCCCAGTAGCAGAGTTCTTAACTTTCTTAGTGCCTATGGAAGAAAGAAAGGTAGCTAAGAAAACCAAGGCAGATTCTGGAGCAGTTATCTCTGACGAGAAACAAAAGAACAAGAGTTCTTTAGAAGTTGTAACCAGTGTTAGTGCTGCTGTTGCTGACTCTAAAAATGGCAACAAATATTGTAAGGTATTCTTTTATGTTGATAATCAATTCTTACCTAGAATGATGCCACTTATGTTTGGTCATTCAAGAATGCACGGACTAGCAATCAACCATTGGTGCCGTTTAGTAGATCCAAAAATTTGGGGTGTGCCTAGAACTTCTGAACAAGCAGCGGCCAAGATAAATCAAGGAGCTCTTAAAGGAGTTAAGTCTGTTGGCATAAAAAGAGAAGGTAAATATTTTAATGTAAAGAAAATAATTTTTAATGATAAGGAGATATTTCTATGAGCAAAATAAATAAAATGATAGATCATGTAATGTTATCTGAACCACCAAAGTATCGACCATATTTAGGTATGAGTCAGATTGGTAATCCAGACGAAAGAATGTTGTGGTTAAATTTTAGATGGTGTTTACCACCAAATAAGTTTGAGCCAAGAGTATCTAGGATCTTAGAACTAGGTAATGTTATTGAAGATGTAGTCATTGAGTATCTTAAAAAAGCAGATGGCGTAGAAGTATTTACTGAAGATAAAAAGGGCGATCAGTTCAAAGCTTCTTTACTTGGCGATCACTTCTCTGGGCACATAGATGGCGTAGTTAAAAACTTGCCAGAACATAATGATGATTCTATGGTCCTAGAAGTTAAGAGTTCCAATGACAGAAGATTTAATAATCTAGTTAGTGAAAGTAGTTACGAGCGTTGGTCGCTAGAATATGAAGCGCAAGTGCATTGTTATATGGGTGCTTTTAAATTACCTAAGTCTTTAGCTTTGGTTTACAACAAAAACAATTCTGATATTTATACTGAAGTAATTAAATATAATGATGAGCTCTTTCAATCTTTGATAGAGAAGGCGAAAAGAATTATTACTTCGCCAGAGCCACCAGATTTATTCTTGAGTGAAAACGATTGGAAGGTTAAGAACTTACCAAAAGAATCTAAAGAAGTTTATCTAGGTAGGGCAGAACCAGAGTTTAAAAACTGTAGAAACTGCAAACATTCAAAGCCAATGATAGAAGTTTCCGGGGCTACTTGGCGTTGTGGTAAGAAAGGTGTTTTATTAAATCCAAAACAACAAATGGATAAGAAAAATTGTCCTGATCACGAACTTATATTTGGTTTGATACCTACACCTTTTTAACAAAAAGTTTGCAATAATATATAAAAATCGTTATATAATACGCATATCTCTATAAAGAGGTGCGTAATGGCTAAAATATTTAAATTAAATACATTTAAAAACATAGCTAGTCTTAGAGGCGAAACTACTAGTCTCGCTGATTATCCTTGCATCAACGCCTGCCACTGGCCTACCAGTATGGAAAACGGTCGTTGTTCTGTTTGTGGTTTATATGATTACCAACACTCTCCAGTGTTCTGGCAATCATTACCAAAATTAGAACGCAAGATGATAAACCTTAACAACTCTGAGAAAGGCTATAAAATAAAACAGATCTATAAGTAAGCACTGGTTTAAGTGTAGATCGCTAAATATATGTTCATCATATATATAGAGAAGCTGACACTAATGATATACCCAGCACTCCCGGTGAGTATATTCTTCAAATTCATGCGCGGATTATATACAAAATATTTTTGTATATAAAAAAAATTTTTTATTTCTTTTTATTTCTTATGATATTTTCACACCACCAGAGCAACATGTCCTCGCTCAGAGTGTGTTTAATGATGTTGGCACGCTGACAAACCAATTGAATGTTATATCTGACATACCATTCCTCTGGATCTATTCTGTCGATAGTTACATTTAAATCTTTCTTACCACTGCCATCTCGATAGTGAGTCATCAATACGCCAGACAAAGCACAAAGACCATCTTGAGTTTCCCATATTTCTATTAAATCTTCTGGCGTTATCTCCCATTCTCTTTCTGGATTCTTACTAACTCTAGTATGTCTTAGTTGATTGTGAAGTAAATTTAAAAAACTTTTGTAACTCGATGATCGCTTTCTGTTTCTGTCTATGACATGACAATCTTTACAAAGACCACGATAGGTTATGCCACCACCAACTTGTTCTCTAGCTTCAAAAAATTTAATCTTCCGCCTTTTCTTGCAAAGCGTACAAGTCCTGGTTTTTTGAGTCATTAGGCCCTAGGCGAGTGAATTACTTCTATGGTTACGTCCGGGTATATTGCTTCTACTAATTTCTTTTTTAATTTAAAGACATCAGTCAATACTCCCTTAGTATCTTCTATGACTTCTTCTCCTTTGATGTTTTTATATTTAAAGTCTGCTATGTAAGTGCAGATCTTTTTACCTTCAACAAAACATGGAAACTGCGGGTGAACTTCTATGTCTGATACTGCGCCAGCAGATTCTAATTCTTTTAAGAATTTATATCTGGCGGCCTCTAATTTGCTATCAAATGTGATACCATCTAGTTTCACTTTTATAGCTCCGTATTTGTTCTTGTTATAGCCCATAATTTATTATACAATTTTTTATATATTTTAAGAAAGAATTAACATACCAGGAGAAGCTAAATGGCAACCCATGTAACCATCGGAGTAAACAAAGAGACTCACAAAAAATTAGGCAAGCTTGCATCATTAACTCACAGGACCCGTGCTAACACGGTTGAATGGTTGGTAGAAAAAGCTATTAAAGAAATAGAAATAGCTGAGAAAAATGGTAGCGCCGATCATATTAAGTTTGGTATTTAATCTATTCCCAGAAGTTTATTAAATTCTTGTTGTCTTAAGGCACTTGGCTGAGGAGCCACTGTTGGAGTTCTTGTTGGTACGTTGGGCCTATTATAAATTTCTTGAGGAGATCTAAATCCTCCTGTTAATTGTTGTCCTTCTAAAGCTAATTCAGTAGCGCCAATTTCAACTATTGGTAAGAAGTTTCTAGCTTTATTATATTCTTCTCTATAAGCCTCAGAGATAACTTCTTCACTAAGTTGTGAAGGTTTGAACAAGCCAGCCATAACGTAATCAGCGTTAGCAACTTTAGCTGTTTTAAGTTCTTTTAATATTTCTTGGTCTCCAAGACCTAATCTTCTAGCGTCTTCTATTGCTAAGTAAAGATCTCTCATACCTCTAAACCTATCTTCGTTAGATTGTATGTATGATTTAATAAAAGTTTCTGCATCTCTAACATTAGTAGACCTAGCAACTCTATTAAATTCATTTGCTGCAGCTCTAGTAATTTCATTTGTTTCAAAACCTCTGTACCTAAGTGTTCTAGCTACTTGCGGTTTGATAACTTTTAAACCACTAAAACCTTGAACCAAAGCCTCTGCTGGATCTATTTTAGTTCCTCTGCTAGTTTTTAATCTTTGATCGCCTGCCAAGCCAGTGCTATGGAACACTGCTGTTGGAAAGTCTTTAACTTGTAAGCCAACTCCTAATACACCACCGCCTGGATCTGATACTACATCAAAAGGCACAACTGGAGGAGCCATACCTTGAATAGTGTGAACAAATCCTTTAGTTGCTCTGTCGCCAAAAGTGTCGTTAGCAGCGTATAGTTTTCTACCAGTTTCGGTTTTTCCTTTTACAATGTCAACGAGTAGTTGTGTAGACATTGACGGAGTTCCAAAAGGTTTTCCTACCTCTCCCACAGCATACATAAATCCTTGAGTATATCTATTTACTATGCCTTCCCCTTTATCTTCTCCTTCTTCGGCTTCGGCTATCAATCTAGCGAAAGGTCTAGATAAGTAATCATAAGGATTTGTATAACTTAGATTTATCATCTCTTTTATTTTGCCATCATCATCTGTAGCGACAGGAACTAATGTAGCTGTCTTGTCCCAGGGCGCTGCAAAAGATCTTTTATAAGCATCTAATTGTTCTCTGTCTGAACCAGTTAATTGCAATCCTAATTCAGTGACTGCTGCAGGGAATGCTGTAGTAACGGTCAATGCACTAACTGCTCTTTTCATACCTTTTCTTCGGAGCTCTGGATTATTACTGGCTAATTCTTGAGCAGCACGATAACCAATATTACCCATAGTTCTGATAACTTCTGAGGGAAATGCAGCAAAAGTACCAATAGGTAATTTAGCTAAGTCGCCTATTATTGATCCTGTTCTGTTGTAATTTTGATAGTGATTTTTTGCTAACTGTGCAGCTTCCTCATCTATTAAATCCATAAATGCTTTTGCTTTTGTTTTAGGAACAGCATCTATTCCTTCTAATTTTCCTTTAACTGCAGCATCTAAAAATTCTTCTATGCGACCCTGTGTAATTGGATTTTTTTTATAATATTCTCTAATTTGCTTAACTGTGGTTTCGCCTAATATTTCGTTACCATTAACCGCTTGAGTTTTAAGATTTAAATTCTCTAGCGCAAACTTATTCTTTACAGAAGTAATTGGTATATCAGCGTCGCCATGTTTTATTAAAGCTTTAAATAAATCATCTCTTTCTTTAATAAAATTAAAGGAACGAAAAACATTATCAGTTCCAGTGTAAAAGAATTGAGCTGCTTTATTGGCTTCACTTTCTCTAAGAGCTCTGACAGGACCGCTTTCAGTAAATTTGCCTATTTGATTAGAGGTTGATGCAAACTTAGCTGCTTCCTCTATTTCTCTAGCTTGTGCTGTTGCAGACTGATCATTTACTCCTAACCTTTTAAATTTAATAGTCTGGCTTTTTATAAAGTCAGAATCTACTTCTTGAATTTGGTTCTCCCTAGTTACTCCTGCAGATCTATCTACAATTTTTCCTTCTTCAAATTTTTGTTTGTTAGGATCTTTATTAAACCTATTAAAAACTTTACTTATTGCGTTTACAAATCCTCCACCGCTTCCTAAATTACCAGCGGCAAAAGTCATGATGCCTCCACCTGTTGGGTTTCTAATTTGGGCACTTGGACTAAGAACAGTTACAGCATATTGTGCTGTACTTTTACCAAGCACAAGCGCTTTGTAAGGAGCCCCTATAATTTCTGGCAAGTTATCAGTCCAGTTTGTAGTCGCATCTAGTAGAGCGTCATGAAATCTTTTTGAAGCAACCTTACCAGCTAGTGGCCCAGCTTTGTCGTCAAACTTTTTAAATTTAACTCCTGCACTATTTACAAATTCTTCTCCAGGCTTAAACTGATTTGTTGTTCCTGTGACATCTACTTCATCAAAGATAAAAGGTTTAACATTAAATGTTTCAGCGCCATCATTTAATTTTTTAATGTCTTGTAACATTTTAGATTTACCAACTAAATTGGCTTGTTTTTTTATTGTTTGAAATGCTTGGAGTCTTGTGTTGTTTAAAGAGTCTTTCCAATTTGTTTCTAAATATCCAGCTATCTCTCCTAAAGCTTCTCTAACTTCTGGCAAGCTATCTAAAGTTCTGCCTTTCAAAATATCTTTTCTTATCGCCCCAGAAAAAACATCTATCGCTGGGTTTACATTTTCAAATTGGTATGCGTCAAATTTTTTATACTTTAAAAAATTATTAAAAGCCGTCTCTGCTTCCGTTCTTATTTGTTGTTGAGTAACAACTTTTAAATCTGAAGCTCCTGCTATTGATTTTTCCAAAGCTTTTATTGCGGCTTCTTTTTTTGTTTCATCTACGATAAAGTTAGGATTAAGCATAGCTTTGTAACTTCTGTTGGTATAAAGACCGAAGTTAGCATCTAAAATATTACCCAACTCTTCTGGTATAAATTCTTGTTTGAGAGTATTAATTTGATTGGTATTTATATCTACCATATCTCTTTGTTGTTCTAACAAAGTAGATAGTTTTCCTCCTTCGGGTATTCCTAACTCTTCATAATTTATTCTGTCACCTTCAAAACTTTTTATTTTTGCTAAAGCTTCTTTTTGAATTTCTTTTGCTTTTGCATTTCTTAAAACTGGGTCTGAATATAGTTTTTTATTTCCATAACTAATTCTAGTTAATGGCGAATAATAATCTCCAATAGCTTTGGCTATAGTTTCTTGATCAGATCTACTTAAATTACCACTTGTTCCAGCTCTTTCAAGAACACTCATGATAGATTCAAAATCATTACTGGTTTGTGTTAGTTGTCTTCTTGTCTCTTGTGTTGATGCTTCTTTAAGCTGTGCTACATCATCATTTTTTAAAGCTCCTTGGAAGGTAAATCTTTCTATTACTCGATCCATTAAGTTATTAGATGTGCCATCTACAGCTTCTTGTATAGGTACATAGTTTTCAGCGGTAGAAGGAAGAAGTCTATTAACAATAGCGGTAGTTGTTGGACTAGAAGCAACTGCCTTAGTTAAAGGAGATGCTGCCATCCCAGCAACTTCTGCCGTTGCTCTACCAGTCTTAGCTAATCCTTTCAATGCTATTGGTAATCCGCCAACAAGTGCTGCTGTTTCGCCAAACACTGCCGCTCTATCTAACAATCTACTTGCTGCTGCTTCCGAACCTTCTATTGCAGACAATCTTTCTTCGTCACTAACATCGTCAAAAATTAAATCAGATAAAGTTTCTACATCATCAGTTGCCACTGCCGCATCTACTGCGCCAGCAGCTAACATTTGTTCGCTTCTTAACATTGCTGCGCTTTTGCCAGCTTTAGATACAGCGCTAGCTACTCCTAAACCAGGTAGTCCAAACTGCACCATGTACTGAGCAACATGCCCAGCTGTGCTATTTGTTTCTGGTTTAAATTTTTCAAAGTAGTTATTGAGTTTTCTAGTTAGATTAGTATCAAAGATACCATCAACTATAGTTGAGCCTAAAGTAGTTATCCCTTGAGGTATGCCAACTAAACCAGCTCCTATGCCTCTACCAATATCTCCTAAAAAACTTTCTCCGCCAGCTAATTTTTTTAATTTTCTCCTAGCTGCTGCCTCTGGATTAGGTGTGCCTTCTTCAATAAAAACATTTTTTCCGTCTACATTTACAATAGGCATTCATACCTCTTTTGATTAAGGAGCAGCTTGATTTAATATTGCATTTCTTACAGATATTAAATCTGCTTGACTTGCTTTAGCTAATAAAGCATCTGCTGTTTCAATTATCTCGTTATCTTCAGAATCTTTACCTGTAATAATTTTTACATCTGACAACGAAAGATCGTCATCTTTATATCTTTTCTTCAAGATATCTAATAGTTCAGATTTAATTGCTGTTCTTTCATCTCTTCCTAAGTCAATTGCAGAAGCAAATTCTAATGGACCTAATACTTCTTTACCTTCTTGTTCTGCTTTTCTAACATAAGCTTCATAAAGTTGAGTAGTGTCACTTTTAGCTGCGTCAGATTTAGCCAAAGATTCTGAAAATCCTTCGCCAAATTCGCCAAGCCCTAAGAAACTTCTTACTGGCCCTTCGGTTGGTTGTAACATTTTTGCACCACCCGCAATCAAAGCTCTAGCTAAAGCTGGGTCCATAGCCTGTAGTTTTTCTATGAATGTTTCTGGCTCTGGTTCGGCTGCTGCAGAATCATTTAAAGCAGTTTGTAAATCAACTTTAACTTCGTCATCATCAGTAAAATAATCATAAAGAGCAGAAGCTGCATAAGCTGGAATACCTACACCAACGGCAGTCCTAGTAAGTCCAGATGGTAGCGGGCCTACTAAATCTTTTACAGTTTTGTATGTTCCTTTTACATACCCAGGCATAAACGCGCCAAACTTATCAGTTGCAAAAGATGGAGCATCTGTTTTAGGGTTTTTAACTGCGCTTTTACCTTTAAATATATTTTTAGCGCCTTGGGTAAGCGCTTTTAAAAGAGCTATTCCTCCAAAATTTAATTGTTGCACTGGCAAATCAGCCAAGCCACCTTTGGCCATTCCTTCAACTCCTTCTATTACTAAATTTGCTCCATCTACTGCTGATTCTCCAAGAATACCTCCTTTGATAGCATTACCACCTTTTCTCAGTACATCTTCGTTTGGTTTCTTACTAGCTTTGATTGGCATAGTCATGTTTTTTAAAAAATTGTATGCTTTTCTTCCAGTGTTTAATGTTTTAATTCCAGCAGCAGGAACCACACCAGCTCCAGTTATGGCCATTGCCGTTGCTGCTTGATCGATTGGATCTTCTGGGTCAAGAAATATATCTGTAATATCTCTAAGATTAGTCTTTGTATCGTCATTATCTTTTAGAAGATGTGCCGCTAAAAGTTCTCTTAAACCTTCGCTCACTTCATTAACCTCGCGTAATCAACTGCGTAGTAACCATTTTTAACAGTTACTGCCTCTGGTTCTACTTCAAGAACTTCTTGAGCCAAAAATCCAGCAGTAGGTTCTGCTTCAATTCCTATTTCTTTAGCTTTATTATTCCAATCCCATTCGTACCAGCCAATGTTGTTGTCATAATCTCCTACTCTTCTAATGTTTTCTTTTAGCTCAACATCACTCATGGCTGCTGCACCAGCAGCAGCAGAAGCTAATCCAGCTGCTTGAGATAACGGGGAAGGTTGAGTAAATACTTGTGGTTGATATATTTGAGCTCCTGTGCCCCCAGAAACACCTCCAGCAGGCATTCCAGCTAGTAGTTGCTGACCTCTTTGTAGTCTGTTGAATGGTTCATCAGCTAGTTTATCAGCCGCTCTAAACCTTCTACTCATGTCTGCTTGTTCTATTCCTCTTCCAGCAGCACCTTGAGTAGCCATTGCACCTATTCTGCCGATCGCTTGTTGTTGTCCAGCACCAGCGAGATTAGATATGCCACTACCAATATTAGATAGTTGACCTATATTTTGACCAACTTGAGCTTGAGCATCTTGAAATCCTTGTCTTCTAATACCGCTAACAGCGTCTAGCAAACCTCTACCTAAAGCAGTTTGATTTTCTGCTTGTGCTAGTCTTCCTCTAGAACCGCCATAAGCCCCGGCTCTGTAAGCATCATCTCTAATACCAATATCTTTTTGTTGATAAGCTTTAGTAATATCATCTATTGATTGTTGTACTACCGCATCTTCATAAGGATTAAATCTAGCTTGAGCTGCTGCCATAGGATCTCTCGCTAAAGCGCCAGCGTCTCTTAAATAATTAATTCCTTCTGGGGTATAGCCTGCAAATCTTTCTAGATCTCCAGCACCAGTCGCCGCTTGTCTTTCTAAGTCAGATAGTTGCGCTGTGCCTTCAATAGGTATAGGTCTTTCTTGAGATATTAAGCCTTCGTATCGCCCAGGCTCTCCAAAATAAGATCCTAATATTCTTCTACTATAATCCTCTATATAAGGAGATATAAAAGAATAACCAGTAGTAGGCAACTCAACTGCTTTAGCTGGTGGCCCTTCTTGTTGTTTTTGTTCGCAAGTACAACCCATAATATTACCTATTTATGCCATTATAATAAGTTCCACCTATTTGGTGAAACCCTTTATTTAATAATAATTTTTCTGCTTTATCCAGACTGCCGACATTATATATGCCCATGATCAGTGGTAAATTTTGTTCTTCAGCATATTTCATGCCAGCTTCCAATAACATATTAGAAGGCTTTACATCATCTTTAACATTTCTAAATTCTGGTCTAACAAAGAACCAAGTATCACCTATAAAAGCGTCATCTGACCACCAGTGTGAGCATTCTTTTAAACCTAAAGTGCCAATGATGTTTTCGTTTTTTCTTACCACATAGACAATGCCTTTTAATAAGACA